GTAAGGTTAATATCGTTGAATACGTAATTATGAACGCTGCAAGGCAGCGTTTGTACGCTACCGTTGTAAGCGTAAAAATTGTTGTAGCCCATCCAAAAAACAGAAGAAGGCGCTGTTACGGTAGCTTTAGGACCCACCAAGCCAGTACCCTCGTTAATCAAATTAACAGAAAATGTAAAAGGTGGTCCAACAAACTGCATGCTGTATAAAGCAGTATCAGTCCAAACTAAGGTTTCTTGTCTTGATTTAACGCCGCCAATAATTGCAGATCCAGAAGATAGTCTTAACGAGCCAGCAGTATTTGTAATTTTTGGTTCAAAGTCTAAGTTATTTTCTTGATCGGAAAAAGCAATTAACATCGGGTCAACAGCGCCTGTTCTTGCTGAGCCTGCATCATTAATTGGATCAGCGCCTAAAACAATTAAATGTCTGTCAACTTCTGAGGTGATTACTTGCAAGCCAACTGTAGGAACTAAATTAGCGCCAGATATTCCAGACATATCAACGGCTCTTGTTCCAACGCCATTGTTTTCAGTCCATTGATAGATGCCTCCACCCCTAACATTTATAATTAAGTTTTCGCCGAAGTTATCATGAGTCCAAAGTCTTAACTGATTGCTTGGAGATAAAGCAGTTACTGATCCAAAAGCTCCTTCTCCCCATCCATTTAAACCCCAACCAGTACCAGGAACATAAACATCAAGCCCAACATTTATTTGATAAGCGCCTACTGTAGAGCTTCCACCGTTTCCAGTATCACTTGCATCAGCCGTTACAGTAACTCCACTAGTATCTTTGGCTTCTATTGTATAAGAGTCAGAATCTACTATAGTTGCTATCTGATATTCTTGATTAAGCACTGTATCAGTAATATTGCCACCAAGAGATACTGCTCCAGAAAAAGTTACAAAATCATTAGCTACAGCTCCATGTGCAGTATCACTCACAGTGATAGTAGCATCGCCATCAACAGCTGAAAAAGTTACATCACCAGCGCTAGTTGTAGATCTTATTGGGGTTACGTCATTAAAAGAGTTACCCTCTTCTATATAATATTTCCAAGTTGTTCCAAGACCTAAATATTTTGTTCCTCCTAAAGAAACCCAAGGATGTAAAGCTCTGCAAGTTCCTAGAAATGTACTTAAACTATCTTTTTCCCAACCGCCAAATTTTTCAGGAAGGCCTTGTCTAAATCTAATTAAGTTAGAATCAAACCAACCGCCTTCATTACTGTAGTCAGTTCCTTCTCTATTAATGCCTGGTTTAAATAAAGTTTTTTGTAACGCCATTTTTTATTAATCTGTTTTACCTAAAGGACTCAGCTCTGGTGTTTTGTTTATTTTTAACAAAGCTTGAAGCAAAGAATCCTTTGAATCTATTTTATCTAAAGTTTTAATGCTTTTAGATACTTCAGTTAAATTTTTTGTACCATCATACGCATCAAAAAACACTTTATTAATTGGCAAAGCAACAAAACAAAACATGTCGATTTGACCATTTCCATATCTTACCACTTTATTTTGGCGAATGTTATCAGCACTTCTCTTGCTTGCACGCAATTCCCAACGATAAAAATCTTTGTTTCTTCTTATATATACAGTATTGGTAGTCTTTACTTGAACCCTGTAAAGATAATTATCGTGGTCAAGAATAAGATCTGCTCTATGACCTGGTGGAGCTAAAATTACAGAGTCGCAATATCGCAACAAGTATGATGCTGCTAAATATTCACCTGCTAATGATATTCTAGCAGAGGACTCAGACATCTAGCCTCCGTTATATGTGTTGCCAGTCTTTTCCTTCAAACATTAAAGCTTCTGCTTCTCTTCTTCTTGTAAGGCCAGGCAATACTTTGCGCTCACCGTTAACAGTTGCTTTGTTCCATCTTTTTATTTGTGCAGGAACTTCATTGTACTCTCCTGCATTTAATTTTTTTAATAAAGTAGATACTTTTAAATTAGCTGGACCTAGGTTGTATACCCAAGAAACTAAAGCATCAAACTGACATTGATTTATTGGCGCTGTAACAAGAGAGTTTATATATTGTTCGTACTCGTCATCAAGCTCACGCCACAACATAAATTCAGCTTTTTCTTCAGACCAAACATCACCCTCTTTAACATCTTTGGTATATCCGTATCCTATTGTCCAAACTCCCGCAGCACATTGATAAGCTTCAAGCTCACAACCTTCAAATTTTTTTATAAGTTCAAAACCTTCGTCTGAAGTGTGCATTAGTTTCCGAATATAATTGTTATAAAAGCGATAAGCAAAGTTCCTATAAAACCAAAAGTTCCAAACATTGCTATTCTTAAAGTTTTGTTTAAATCGTTCATCTCTTGTTTTATCTCTGCTGTTTCTTTGAATATAGTCTTCCATCTCTCTTCACATTTTGCTTCATGCGATTTTAAGTCTGATGCAACAGATTGAACTGTATTTCTACTCGCCATCTTTTTTATCACCCGTATTGGATGCTCCAAAGTAAAACGATATAACTGCTGACGCCAACCCACCTAAATATCCTAACACTAAATTAATTAAAGCTTCAGAATTTTGTTCGGGTGGTTGTAAAGTTACTAAAAATATATAACCCATAAATCCACCAACAACAGCAATACCCATAACTCTAGCTGTCCAATCTTTACTAAAGTTTTTTCTAGCGTCTTGTTTTTCTGCTGTTTCTAGTTTAAATATATCTACATCTAGCTCTTTCATTTGAACTTCAAACTGTTGTTCAGCTTTTTTAAGCTCTAACATTTGTTCGGGTGTAGCTGATTGAATGGCTTGATTGATGGCTTTTGGCTCAGGAGAACAACCTAGGACTTGTGCAACAACAGAAGCTGCTTGTCCGCCCAATGGTCCACCCAAAGCAGAACCGAGTGTCGGTGCTATGGCTCCTACTACATTTTTTATTAAACCAAATTTCATAATTACCCTGCTAATGGATTTTTTTCTTCATTAATTTTAGATTCTATCTTTTGTACATCTTTTTGTAAGTTCATGTACTGTTCTTTTAAAATAGACCAATTGTTTGTGTTTTGATTAACAACCCCTTCTAAAATATTTATTTGCTCTAACTTTTTTAATTTTTGTTCCATAACAGAAATTTGTGTTACAAGGCTGTTAATGTCTTCTTCGTAAGAAACAGATGCTTGTGCCTCTAAGTTTTCAATTCTATTAACATAGGTTGCTCCTTGATAGCCAAAGCCAGCAAGGGTTGTAACAATTCCTACAAGAGCTATTAATTGCGTTGTTTTATTTTCAAACCAATTCATTTTTTATCCTACAAATTAGGTTGCATTGCTTTTAAGTTTACCAAAGTTTTTATGTTTTGGTTAAACAAACCGTTTAAAGCTGTTCTATTATCTAATAATGTATTGCTAGTATAAATGTTTTTTGACTCATACCAAAGCTCTTGATTGGGTATAGATAAAGCTCTGTAATCATTAAATCCAACAACATACCCCATGTATGCAATAATTTTATCTTCTGATCCATACTCTCCTGTTTGTTCTTGTTTGTTTTTTATTTCGTTTTGAGCCTCTTGCATGTTTTTAGCAAGGATTTGATCTGCTATTTCATCTGAGTCTGATCTGCTGTTATTTGCGGATAAAGATGTATCAATTTGTACATCATTATTGACTGAAGATGTATTGCTAATGTTACTAGCCATAGTTGTTGTGTCTGAAAAAGACTCATTTGATTCTGTAGAAACAGAAACGCTCATTTGTAAAACCTCATTGTTTTGTGCTGTTGAAGATGCAAATTGATCTGAAATACTAGGTGAGTTGCTCATAGAAACACCGCCACCGCTTGATCCTGATGAATTAGATGAATTGTTTAAATTGTTGTCATCGTTTTGACTTGTACCACTTACACTGTTGTTGGCTGTTTTAATTGTAGATGAAACAACTCGCAATGCGACATCTCTAGTTAATGAACTCTTTGTATCTTTGTTTTCAACAAAAATTTCTTCAATGGTTTCTTCCTGCCTTTCTCTTTCTTCTCTAACTTCTGCAACTTGTTCCTCTATCTCTTCTTCGATAAATCTAGGCTCTAGTTCTTCTTCTATCACTTCTTCAAAAATGGGTTCAGGCTCTTCTTCTATTATTCTTTCAGGTTCAGGCAAGTTTTCTGCTAAAAAGGTTTCTTGAAAAATAAATTCTTCAATCATAATTTCTTCACGAGGCAAAAATGTTTCTTCTTGTGCAATTTCAAATATTTCAATTGTTTCTATTGGCTCGGAAAAAGGTTGGGGTTCATTAAAAACTTGTTGTTGTGGCTCAAAAAATATTGGTTCTTCGTATGATTGCATAGGCTCTTCTATGTAGCCAAACTGTTGCTCTTCTTCTATGGGTGGGTTGCTGTAATTTTGTTCTTCTTGATATCCATAATCAATTTCTTCTTCTTGAAAATAAGCTACGGATTCTTCTTGTTTATAGCCTTTGCATGATGGAGAGTATTGAGGGTCAATGTCACATTGTTCATCATCATAAGCTTGCCAATATCCTGCACAACTAACATCATTTAGTGGGTTGCTACAATCAATAACCTCGCCAACAAATAAAGAGCCACCGTTTTCTAAATTTTGATTTTTGTCTGAACTGTTCCAGTCATAGTTGTAACATTCTTTAGAATTGTATACTCCTGTATTGCACTCATCATGAAAATAATAAGTTTCAAACTCATCTTCTTTGCCTTGTATACCTATAAATACATCATGGTCTTGAATGTCTAGCTCGCCATAACGAGCCTCGTAGGTATCGTTAGGGTATAGCCAAAGCTCAAAAGTATTTTTTGAATCTCTGTAATATTCCCACATTTCATACCAACCAAATATAACTTTATCATCAAAACTTTTGGCTAACATGGAAGAATTTTCTCCCATAATAAGGTCAGTCCAAAAAGGATAGATTGTATAGTTGGTGTTGGGGGATGGGCTAGGATTGTACTGTGTGCAGTTTTTTTCCCATGTGCTTGCTGTAGATAATGAGCCTAATATTAAACAACCATTGCTAGCCATGTAACCTTGGTTAAAAGTTTCGCCAAAAAAATTAAAGTCAAAGCCAAAGTCAAAAACTTGAGATGTGCCGTCATCACTTGCTGACATGTTGGTAGCATTTTCTAAGCGTAAATCCCAAATGGGTTTATCTTGAATGAGGGTGACTGTTGTTTGGCTTAAAGCTGTAACACTAAACAGACACGCTATTGCGTAGCATAAAATTCTTTTTTGCATTGTCTGTTGGTTTTAGTTTTTTTTGTATAGGTTTTTTTTACTAACCCAACCACATCTTTATTTATTTTTTCTCTTTTAGGATTTGCATCTTGTGTGCATTGTCTAATAAATTCTTTTTCTTTTTCGTCTGCATCGGGTCTTTTTGATGTGTTTTTTAACCAAGCTTGAGTTGCTTCGTCACCAATTTGGCCTTTATATGGACAAGGTGTGCCTGCCATTTCCATAGCCTTAAATACTCTTTTGTCTTGGCAGAGTATGCTCACACTAGCCACTTTCATGCCAGTATCGTAAAGATACTTAGACAGTTTTAATCTTTCACAGTTTTCATCTGTGACTGTGCTTCCAGTTGAAAGACCAAACACCTGTCCTTGAAAAGCACCTGATCTACCTACAGTACATAAGTCTTGAGAATAGCTCATAATACTTGGTGCAATAGCAGAAGCAGGGGGTGCCTTACTTTTTACATTTTGATTAATGGTTTGAGTTGAGTTGGACTCATTAATATTTCTGTTGGTGTTATCAGAGGTTGAGTTATTAATATTTTTATTAGTGTTGTCCGTAACGACATTTGACTCAGACTCAGAAACATTTACATTCGTATTATTATTTGTGTTTACATTGTTGCTTGTTGAGCTAGAGGTATTTGTAACATTTTGATTTACGGTTGAATTTACATTTGATGTCGAAGTCGAAGTATTGACATTGGTGTTGTTGTTTGTGTTTACATTATTAGACGAAGAGCTACTGGTGCTATTGTTCGTGTTGATGTTTGTATTGTTGTTGGTGTTGGTGTTTGTGTTGTTATTGGTGTTAGTGTTTATGTTTGTGTTGTTGTTGGTGTTAGTGTTTGTGGTAACTGTGGTGTTGATGGTTGTTAACCCATTGTCTTCACAGTATTGCGTACCTGCTGTGCAATCACCAACTGGGTCAGCTTGCACATTTGACGACAAAAAACCGAGCGTTAAAAACGCTACACCAATTAAAAAGAACTGATTTTTTTGCCCGTAAATCATTTTTAAAATATAGCATAAAAAATTTTTTTACCTAAGAAGAATGCATTACTAATTTAATTTATTTTTCTTATTTTTTAAATTTAGTTACTATTTTGTTCCAAAGTTCAGGCTTAAATCTTTTTACAGACCAAGCGATCACTGCTGCTACTACTGTTAATGGTATTAATGCTTCCATAATATTTTTTCTCAGTTTTTTTAAAATTATATACTAATTACGCTAGATAAAGCTAAAACAATTCTATCTTCTTTAGTTATTCCAGCTTCAGGCTCATGATATAGTCCTGAGTGCCATACATACCATTTGTTAATTTCAGGTTCTATTTTAAAGTTGTAAAAATCTGTGCCTAAATCAGTGGGTGTTATATACATAAGTGCAGATACTTGAGTATTGGTTATTCCTGAGAAAAAGTGATTGTGTTTAACATTTGTAGTATTAGTATTTTTGGAAGTATAGTAAATCCAAACATCTTTTTTGTGAAACTTAAAATTTTTAGTTTCTAAGTAGTTTGTAAATAAACTATTTATAGATTTTTTAATACAAGAAAATTCTTCATCTACTTTTTGGTCGCTTTGTATTTTTTGGTGTATGCAATTAGGAGAAGTAGAGCAACATTTATTTTTAAGGGTGTATTTAATTAAATCTTGTTGAAATTTTTTATTATTGACTTTAGATATATAAGGGCAATCAAATACCTCAATCATTTGATTTATACCAACCAGGTAATCCAATCATAGGCCTACCATCAAATTTGTTGGTTTTGGCATTTTTACCACTAGCATCGTTGTAATGCAAAAAGACTTGTCCACAATCTTTACCTTCAAAAGGTTCACGCCAATGCTCTAAATCGCATCCTCTATACATTAACATATCGCCTGGTTTTAAGTTTACTTCGACGCCTTTTTTACCTTCTTCGCCTGATGGTTCTAGGAATATAGGCCAATCATCACCACCTAAGTTCATGGTGGTAGATATCTCGCAAGAGTATCTATCTTTATGTCTTTTTAATTCATCACCTTTTTTATAGATTCTTGCATAAGAATAAGTTTCAGTTAGTTTAACGCCTGATTCTTTTTCCATAATTGGTTTAACTTTTTGCAATAAAGTTTCCATAACTATATCTGCATAATGTGAATAGGTTTCAGGTATTTGTGTATCGTTCCATACACCAAAATAATCTGTAAATTGTGAAATATATTTATCATCAAACAAATGTCTTGCAACAGCTCTTTTGTTTAAAAAGTATTGATAACAAAAATCTGCTAGTTCTTTTGATATAGCACTTTTAATTACTTGGTATTTATTTTTCTTAAAGCTCATTTTTTTCCTATTGAATGTTAGCAACCATTATTAATCTTTTTTCATTAAGAGCAGGTGGTTCAATACAATGATTAAATTTACCATCAAACATAATTGCACCATCTTCTTTAGGGTGTGAAAAATATTTTTTATTTTCTTTATTTAAAACTATTGTTCTTCCATTTTGAAAACTATTTAAGTAAACAATAATAACTTTGTGAGGAAGTTTAAGATCAGTATGTGGCAAACTTTCTCGCAAAGAATTATGTAAAACTAAATTTAAATTCATTCTATATATAACATCAAAATTTATGTTATTAAAATCTAATATTTCTTTTAATACAAAATAACATTTTTCAAAATAATTAGAATTTTTCTCAGGTATAGCTGGATATTTTTTGCCTTCTATTTCATGTACTGGTCTTCTTAAAAGACCATGACCAAAAAAAGGAATATCTTTGTTTTTTTGATTAGGTACAGCTTGATCGTGATAATACCAAGGAAAATTAGTTGTTAATACAAATTCTTTTAAATTTTTATATTCATTTGTAATCGGATTTTTTAATTCAGTAATCATCTGAATGGATATCCTAAATTCCAACACACTAAGGAGTGTCGTATTCCTTTGGTTACTGGTTTGACTCTATGCCAAACAAAAGATGGAAAGATAATCACGCTACCTTTCTTTCTAATT